TTCGATGCGCGCCACTCCTTCGCCGAATGTCTGCGGGCCATAGTAGCCGATAGGTTTCGGGGCGGTCATTGGGCGCCCTCCCCACAAAGCGACCCGCATTTCGCATACCCTGCGATGTCGACCCAGTTGTCCCGCTTCCGTTGGTGGGTCTCGCGGCTCAATTTCACGCAGACCATGAACATTGCGACCTCGCGGGCAGTGAACGGGACTCCCTTGAGCGCGGTCCACATTCCGGCGATGCGCTGGAAATCTTGATCAGGTGGCCCGTATTGGGCCTGTCGGTCGCCCGAGGTGATGCGCTCGGCTTCGACGAGGATTGATTCGGGGGCGGGCGCGACGGACGGGCGGGAGATGTCCTTGACGGTCCACATGAAACGCCGTTCGGGCTGAAATGTAAACGAGAGCGGGCGGCTGGCCCGCTTCGGCTTCTTGGCTTTGGCTTTCTTGTTGGTCTTCATGCTGCGGTGAACGTGTATTGCGGACGGTGGAATTTCAGTTTCGTTGGCAAATTCGGCGGACCTCCTCGGCACTTGGCCTGAAGGAGAATGATGTCCGCGACGGCTCCGTCAGGGTTCGGCGTCGCGGTCGGGTCTGGGTACAAAAACCAAACCTTGTCGGCATCCTGCTCGATGGCGCCTGACTCGCGCAAATCCGACAGACGCGGCGGACGTTTCTCGTCCTTCTCCACCTCGCGGTTGAGCTGCGCCAAAAGGAAAAGCGGCGCGTTGACGGCGCGAGCGAGAAGCTTGAAGGCTCGCGACATCTGGGCGACCTGTTGCTCGCGCATGTCGCGGGAATTGGTAGGCGTCACAAGTTGCAGGTAGTCGACGAAGACAGCCCCGAGGCCCGCAGGATTGCCCGCCATCAGCCGGCAGACGGCCTCAATCTGGGCGAGGGTCCTGCTGTGCTCGACCTCGAAAATGCGCAGGGTCTTGACCTTCCGCAGCTCTTCGAGCTGTGCGACGATGGTGTGATCCCACGGCGCAGACGGAAAGGCGCGATGCGCGGCGAGGCGCTTCGAGATTTCAGAGCCGGCCATTTCCAGCGAGAAAAACGCGACCGGCTTCCCGACCTTGGTTGCCACATGATGCGCAATCTGGGTCGCGAGGGCGGATTTGCCGCCACCAGGGCGGGCTGCAATGACGATGAGCTGACCGGGGCGCGAGGGCGTCGCGGCCTTGTCCCAGCGCGGAAAGCCGGTGTCGATGGCCGGGCGCGTGTCCGGTTTCGTGATTTCATCCCGGGCTTGGTCGCACATTTCGGCGAGGGTCCGGGCCTGGCTGGTCTGGCTCACGTCCATCGCGTCGCGTAAATGCGGCTCCGCGGCCTCCCAGACGCTCGCAAACTCCGAATGGCTTGGGTTGCCTGCCTCGCGTGCTGCGCTGCCCGTGGCGGCGATCAGGCGGCGGCGGCGGGCCAAATCTAGGACGTCCTGGGTGAGCCCGTGGCGGCGCAGGCTCGTCGGCTGCGTTTCCGTGATGAGCGCGAGGGCGCGGATCGTGCCCCCCTCGACGGGCGATAGCCCCACCATGCGGCGCGCCACGGCATCGACTCCGACGCCTTCGCCGGCTGCGACGGAGAGCGAGAGGGCGCGCCAGACGGTCGCGCAGGTTTCGTCCGCGAAGCTGTCGGCGGTGATCCCGGCGCCTACTGCGGCGTGCACGTCTGCGGCATCGCCTGCCATGCAGGAGGCGAGCAAGGCGCGCTCGGTGTCGGGGTTGTGGCCCGGTTGTGGCGTTTCGTCGTTCATGCGAGGTTGAGGGTCGGGGCTTGTGCGTTCTGCGCGGCCTGCTTGGCGGCGCGGCGGGCCTCGGCGCGGCGGCGCGCAAGGGCGGCGGTTTCCTTTTTGTGACACGGGCAGCAAAGCGTCCGGTAGTTTTCGAGCCCGCAGCATCCTCCACCCTCGACGACGGGGACGATATGGTCGGCCTCCCACCAGGTACGGGACACGCACGGGAATCCTTCCGGGGGTGCGGGTCGGCGCGATCCCAGCACGTAGGCGACCGTTTCGGCGTCGTGGAGCGATACGAGCCCGACGCGGTCTCGGGCGCCAAAGAGCGCCTTGCGGTACTCTGCCCGCATTGCCTCGGTGTCGCGCCCGCAGTGCGCACAGACTCCCTTGTCGCGGTCCAGCACGGCGGCGCGGATCGTCGCGGGGTCGTGGATGAGGCGCCATGCGCGGACGCAGGCGTCGGAGAACCAAGTACGGCGCGGCGGCTGCACGGTCTGTCCGCATCCGCAAGAGCACAGACGGCGCCCGGCTTCGTTCTTGGGTTTCCACTGCGAGGACTGGCGGCGGGAGGTGTTCATCAGACAAAGGGAAGCATTGCGGGTGCGGCGGTGTGGTGCTTCGGGCGCCAGAGGCGTGCCCGGTCGATCTCGCCCGACCAATTGGCAATGAGGGTCGCGAGGTCCTTGCGGGCGTAGGTCTCGGACTGCGGGGCGGCGTAAAAGGCTTCGAGGAGGAGCCAGTCTGCTTCGGTCGTGGCCTCGATGGCGCCCCGGCTGGTCGTGAAGGCTCGGGCCTCGCGGGCCGTCAACGGCGTCTCGGGCTTGCGGCGGAAGATTGCCTCGGCTCGAAGTTGGAGAGGACCTTTCTTTCCCCCGGTAGGGGGTAAGGGGGTATTACTCTCTTCTCTTCTCTTCTCTGGTGGCGTTACATTCGTTACATCTGTAACGTTTTGAGCGTTACATTTTGCGCGCAGTTTTGAGACTCGGCGATTCGTATCTGCCCTGAGCTTCGCGGGTTTAGAGCAGTGTCGGTCGAATTTCGGGAAAACGAGACTGTCGCCCTCGACGGTCAACCAACCGGCTTCGACCATTGAGTCGGCGAAACCTGTAACGGCGGTTAGCCTGTCTATGTAACTTTTTACCGTTACAGATGTAACGCCGTCAGCGTTACAGTTTCGGGACGCCCACGCCCAGACGCGAAGCAGCTTGCCTGCCACGGCGTCAACCTCGATCCCGAGCTGCGCAGCGATGCGGCAAACCTCGGGCTTGTCGGGCATGTTCTCCTCAACCTTGATCCAGTCGCCGGCCATAGTTTCGGGGGTTAGTTGTTTGCTGTGCCTGTCAGGACTCGCCATGCGAGCGCAGCCACTGCTGAAACCTGTCCATTTCCAATGGCTTTAAGTCGGTCCACCCTAGCGGCCACCCCATTAGCCACTCGACCCACGTTGGGTTCAGCTGCCCACCAACCTGGTCGTTGAGATTGCGCGTGCGCTCCGGGTCTTCCCATCGACCTGTCGCTCCCGTGCGATAGTCCCGAGCCTGCGGGGTGGCGTAAGTATTGCTCTTGGTGGCTCCGCGTTCCGCTGCGTAGTCTAAACGGTCCCGAAGAGTCCCCGCCTTCCCGCTGCCCTTGTAATCCATTGCGCATGGCGTCGGGAAGAGTTTTGCCTTTGCTGCAAGTCCGTTCCTGGGGTTCGTCAGGTCGAAGTTGCCGCGTTTCTCCGCGTCGTTCGCCCTTGGCGTCGGCCACATTTTCACTGCATCCATTAAGGCAGTCTGCACCGGCAAGCCCGTCCTCGCACTGTGCGGCTTGCTCGTCCCGTCCCACGGAGATCCATCCACGTTGATAAGGTCCCCGCTCGCTGTGTTCTTGTGTGCTGATGGCGTTGGCCACAATCCAGCATCGTTTGCGGCGGTGCGGGGCACCAACGTCAGAAGCTCCAACAACACCCCATCTTGCATCGAACCCCATTTCGGCAAGGTCACAGAGGACTCTGGTAAGTCCTCGTCCCACAAGGAGAGGTGAGTTTTCCACGAAGACGAATCGCGGTTGTACCTCACCGATAATTCGCGCCATTTCTCGCCAGAGGCCGCTCCGCTCGCCGTCGATGCCTGCGCCTTTCCCTGCTGCGCTGATGTCCTGGCACGGGAAGCCCCCAGAAACCACGTCAACAACTCCGCGCCAAGGCAGTCCGTCAAAGGTGCGAACGTCATCCCAAATCGGGAAAGGCGCGAGAATGCCGTCATTCTGTCGCTGCATAAGTACGCTTGCGGGGTAGGGCTCCCACTCGACTGCGCAAACGGTGCGCCAGCCGAGGAGTTTGCCGCCAAGTATTCCGCCACCAGCGCCTGCGAAAAGTGCCAGCTCATTCATTTTTGATGGGTTAAAGGGCGAGGACTTCTTGCCCCATGCGGTTTGCTATGACTTCGCAATACTGCTCGGCGCGCTCGATCCCGAGCTGTGCGGCCATGCTGCAAACCTCGGGCTTGTCGGGCATGTTCTCCTCAACCTTGATCCAGTCGCCGGCCATAGTTTCGGGGGTTAAGCTACGAACAGTTCAGGCTGCGCCTTCGCGTTGCCGAGATTCTGCGCGGCCTGCTTGAAGTAGCTTTCCTTCAGCTCGCTCCCGACGAACCTGCGCCCCATCTTGAGCGCGCCAACGCCCTCGCTCCCGATGCCGGCGAACGGCGAGTAGACCAGGTCTCCGGGATTCGACCAGAGCGACAGCGCCCGCTCAATCACGTCGAGTTGCAGTGGGCAGATGTGCCGCTCATCCGCGTGGTCCCGCGCTCCGTCTGTGTTGAGGACGCGCCCTTGATCGACCGTCATCCAGACCGGTGACGCGACCTCCTGCCACCATTCGACCGGGTATGATGCGGGGTCTTTCGTCACCGGTCTCGGGTTTTCCCCCGGCTTGCGGAAAATCAGCAGGTAGTCGGCACAGCCTACGCGCGAGTCGCACGAGTCGGCCTTCAGCGTCTTGTAGAGCAACCCATGCGCTTTGGTGCGCTGCATCTCGGTCACGGGTGACTTCCAGATACAAATCCGCGAATGAAATAGGAAGCCATGCCGCCAGAAAGCGCGGATTATTTCGCCGCTGAAGTCCTGGAACTCAATGCGCCCGTGCTTCCACTTCGTGCTGAGCAGGTCAACGCAGTGCACGGCAACCTCGCGGCCCGGCACCATGATCCGGGCAATCTCAGCGATAAGAAACTCGAAATGCTTCGTAAACTCGCCCAGGTCCGCGCTGTTGCCCATGTCCTGGAGGTCCGCGGAATAGGTGAACAAGTCGGCGAACGGCGGAGAGAAAACGGAGAAGTCTATGGACTCGCTTGGGATTTGTTTCGCGGCGCGGACGCAATCGCCGTGGTAGAGCTTCCACCCTTCGCCCTCTTTGGTCGAAAGGTCGAGTTTCGCCGAAAGCTCTTTGATTCGGTTTTCGGCGAAAACGGAGGACGCCTGTTTCATGGATGCTTGCATGGTCTGGTGCTGTTGAATCTTGCGTTGAATGCTTTGTGAGATCGCGCCTTCGGTCGTAGCGCGGACGATGTGCGCGTGAACCTCTCGCGTCTGCCCAAAGCGGTATGAGCGGCGCAACGCTTGGTAGAAGTCCTCGAAAGAGTAGGAGAGGCCAACGAATGCGACGTTGGCGCAGCATTGGAAATTCATGCCGTAGCCCGCGATCGACGGCTTGGAAATGAGGATGCGGACGGCCCCCGACGCGAATCCGTTGAGCGCGGACTCCTTCTTGAATGCCGAATCGCTACCACGGACCTCCGTAGCATGCGGGATCAGCTCGGCGAGCTTGTCGGCTTCGTCGTTCGTGTTGCACCAAACAAGCCACTGCTCGCCCGGCTTGGCCGCTACGATTGACGCAACGCGCTCGGATCGTGCCTGCGATGTCAGCTTCATTTCCGCGTGCAGCGTCGTGGCTGAAAGCGTCGCGTGCCGGAAAAGCTCCTCGCCGCAGTCGGCGCGCTCATCGACCTCCACAACGTGCTCGTGCATCCGCAACGTCGGTAGCTCGTAGCCGGTGTCATCGTAGCCGATGTCTGACGGCTTCGATACGCAGCAAGCCCACGAGGCGAGCCACTTCCAGAACTCGCCCTCGGCGTGCTTCTTCAGTCGCCAGTCGCCAGTGTTGAACGTATCGTTAACAAAGAACGTTGCGAGCATTTGAGCAGGCGAGCAGACGCCAAGGAATGCGGCGTGTTGCCCGAACTCCGTGTAATCGTTGGGCGATGGCGTGGCGGTGCAGCAAAGACGATAGGGCGTCTGGCTGAATGCTTGGGTTAGGGCGATGCGTGTCTTGCCGGTAAACGCCTTCAGGATGGAGCTTTCGTCGAGCACGACGCCAATGAATGCGGACGTGTCGAAATGCTCTAGCTTCTCGTAGTTCGTGATGTAAATGCCGTGAACGGTCACGTCTGCCTGGCTTGCCGCAACTGAAGCGTTGATTCCAAACTTGTACGCCTCCTTGACGGTCTGCTGCGCAACGGCGAGCGGAGTCAGGATCAAGACGGGCTTGCGCGTGTGCTCGGCGACTTGTCGCGCCCATTCCAATTGTTGGAGCGTCTTGCCGAGTCCGCAGTCTTCAAAGAGGGCGGCCCGTCCGTTGCGGATCGCCCACCGAACGACGGCGGACTGCCACGGGAAAAGCGGCGCCAGGATTGGCAACGGATCGAAGCCGGCTGGTTCAACCTGGTGAATCTTCTGTCGGATAAATTCGTCGTAAGTCATGCTAAAATCCTCTGTTGCTGCCACGTTCCTGCCTTGCGCCAGACGAGCCAAAACGCCCACGCGGGAAACTGAGCGGCGGCGACCTTGATTTTGACCGCGGCGTCGTCGCGCATGAAGCCTTTGACTTCGTAGAACGCGGGGATGCCGTCCGGCGTCGTCTGCGCGAAGTCGGGCGTATACCTGCATCCGTTCGCGAGGCGGAGCGTGATTGCCTGCTCGAAAACCGGACAACTCGGCAGCGAGGCCCGCAGGTAGTCGCCCCACGCTGCCTCGGTCTTGTTCAGCTTCGGCGCGGCGCTCTGTCGCAGCATCGGCTTTACGACGGGCGCGGGCTTCGTTTGCCCGGTGACTTGGGCCTGATAGCGGGGCGGCAGGTCGGCGAGGGTTAGGCGGCTCATGGTTCGAGCAATTCCGCCGTTGCGGCGTCCTGTTTCTTCGGTGCAAATCGTCCGCCATGGCCCCGCTTGGGCTCGCGGCGCTTGTATTCGTAGAGTCGGCCCTCTTCCCAGCCGCGGGCGTGTGCGGACCTTGTGCGCTTGGCGTAGTCTTTCGCGAGGCGTGCGGCGCCCCGGATCTCGGCCCACCAGCAAATAGCGAAAACGACGGCGATGAGAATTGCGGTTGAAATAGCGAAAACGACGGCGATGAGAATTGCGGTTGATTCGATCATGGTCAGTATGGCACGTCCGCCCCTTCCTGCGGCTTCATGTCGTTGTAAACCTCGGGTTCCTCTGGTGCGCGGGCGGGCTGCTGGCTCGTTCCTGCATACTTCGCAGCGCCGATGATCGGAACCTTTTCGCCTCGGCGCTCCTTGCCCATGTCCTGCTTCACAAGGAACTCGTTTCCGAATTGGTCGCGCCCGCCCTTGCACTCCCAGAGCACGAGGTCCACGTAGGTTCCTTTTTGGCCTTTGAAAAAGGCGGTTTTGTCGAGCTTGGTAACGTCGATTTTGACTTTGATCATTGGAAAGCGTCCTCGGCGCCGTTGCGCCCGTATTTGAAAGTTGCTGCGGTGAGTTCGAGGACTCCGCCCTCGGTGTTGGGCCAAGTGTTGGTCTTGTAGCATTCCGCGAGCGCTACGAGGAGCCGTTCAGCCTTGCGCTGCCCCTCCTCAATCGCCTTGTCGCTCATTCGGTAAACCTCGACGCCGTGCGGGACGGCCTTCTCGGCTGCGACGACGAAAAAGTCCCGTACCTCAACCCCACAGGCTCCGAGAATCGCCATGTAAAGGCCAAACTGAACGTCGTAGGCGTGATCCTTGGCGCCTCGGAAGAAATTGCCGTACTCGCCTCGGTCGAGCGTCGCGCACGTCTTGAGGTCGACGATGTAGGGGCGGCCCTGCGACAGCTCGCAGCCTTCCTCGCAGAACCAGTCCGTCCGGCATTGCAGGGGCGGCAGACCGGGGAGCCCGGCTGCGATGATGCGCCAAGTCGTTTCTGCTTCGCCCTTCGCGATGAGCTGGGCGACAGAGCGGTGTGATCGGCAATTGGTCGTGACCGTTTGCGCGGTCTTGAGGTCGTCGGCTTCGATGATGGTTTTGCCCTTCGAGGCGGCAAGGAATGCGCCCCATGCTGCCTTTCCGACGTTTGTCCTTCGGTCGATGCCCTCCGGTACGACAGCAAACTCTGCCTCAAACTTGTGCGGCTCGAAAAGTCCGGTGTGGCAAGCGCGGCCCGGCGCAAACCCGGAGGAGTCCTCCTTGGGTATCGCCTTGGCGATGTGCGTGAGGTAGTACAGGAATGGCCCGCCCGGGTCGCGGTTGAACGTGCGGAGCTTCGAGGCGGAAACGCACGGCTGCGCGTGGTACTGCTCGGCGGTTTCAGACGTGATGCGCCCGAGGGGTGTGGGTGGGAGGAGGGTGCTCACGCGCTCGCCTCCGTGCTCGTGGCCTCGGGTGCGGTCGTCTCTGCGGGTGCGGGCGGCGGCTCGGTGAGGAGCCCCGAGAGCCCTGATTTACCCGGCGTCACGTTGCGCGGCTCGGGCGGAACGTCGTGCAATTCCTCGACGGTGCGCATTCCCTTGAGAACGTCGCCGAAATTGTCGCGGAGCCAGAAACCTCGGGCGCGGAACTTGAGCATCCGCTTTGGGTACTGCGACCAAGGTCCTTGCTTGCCCCAGAGGCTCGCCAGCTTTGCGTCACCCACCGTGAACGTCTCGGACGCGGGCTCGTTGCCGATGCGCTTGCCCGAGACCCGGATCCCGAAGTCATCCTTGCCCGGCGTGCCGGTCTCTTCCTCCTTGAAATTCGCCAGGAGCCCCGAGGAGCGAACGAGCGCTAGCGCGGCGTCTCCATAGATGCCCGGTCGTCCGTTGATGACGGCGATATTCTGGAGCGCGGCCATTTTCGGGAGCCCGAGTTCGGCGCCATGCTGCAAGGCGATCAAAACGGCCTCCGGCTTCTCCATGCCCTTCGGCGCCCAGCCGGAGGCGACGACGCATTGCGCGAAGCGGTAGGCGTCCTCGAAGGTGCGAAGCTCAACGCCTGTCGTACCGAAGGCGATGGGCTGTTTGAGAACGGCGGGCTTGTTCTCTGGCGTGGGGGTGGTGGGTGCGGTGCTCATGCGGTGGCTTTTTCTCTGGTGGTTTCTGTGCGCGTGACTCCCTTGTCGTCTGACTCGTCGAGCCGGATCGGCATGACGACACCTCGGAACTGTCGATACTGCGGGAACGTGACTCCGATTGCGGCGCCTTCGCCGAATGCATGGAGCACGACATGACGCTTTTCCGTGATGAGGTGCGCGGCCTGCCCGAAGCTGGCAAGGTAGGCGAAATTGACCGGGAAGTCTGCGACCGGGATTGGCGAGCCTGCCGGCATAGCTTGACGCCACTCCGGGAACGGCGCGGCAGTGACGGGCGTTGCCTCGTATCGGAATTTGCCGGACGAGAAAACGACGTGCTTTTCGTACACGGTGACACGGACAACGGTGTCGCCCTTGATCTTGGGGAGCTTCTTGACGCCCTTGAGGTCGAGGACCATGTCGGCGCGTTCCGGCATTTCGTCGGTCAACTCCACTTCGAGCACTTCGTCGGTGTGCGTGGCGAGGCGCTTCCCGTCCGTCGCGATCAGCGTCAGCTCGTGCTTGCCCCCAATGGCGCGCAGCTCGAATTTCGTGGCGTTGAGCACGACGCGCGTCTCGTCGGCGGATTGAAAGAGCGCGAGGGCAAGCAATAGGCTGCGCTCAAGCTCGAAGCTGTAAAGGGGATCGGTTTTCAATGGTATTTGGTTTCAGGATTCGAGGGATGCTATTGATACTTGGACAGCGTGGCGAAGCTGGTTGCGTGCTGACTTGATGTAGTCATTCAGCCCCGCGCTCCCTTTAGGTCCGCCAATGGTTGGAAGCGGAATCGCCTCAAGGGCTGCAAGGTAGGCGCGGAGCCTCTCCGCATCCGGGTCGGCGGCTTCATGGCGTCCACGCTTTGACTATCAGGTATCGCTGCGCGACAGCCAGGAGGCCGGCCTCGCTCGGGTGTGGGTCGTAGATCGTGCGCCCCCAGCTGGCCGAATTGACCACCGCGTGCTGCTGCTGCGGGGTCTTGCTCCGCACCGTTGGCCCACAGGCCATGACCGGGAAGTCAGTCTTTTCTGAGGCGTAGATGTTGAGCGCAACCGGCGCCTTGTGCAGCACCTCGATCATGGTCCACCCGCGCTCATTCAGCCACCTCTGAGCTTCTGAATCCCAGCTGCTCCCGTAGTCCCGGGCGAAGTGCGGCACCTCGAGCGCCGGCACGTTGATGATCGCCGCGATGCAGCATCGCACGCAGTCGCCGAACTCCCCGTTCTCCTTCAGCAGGGTCTGCTTGGGGACCGATTTCCAGTAGGCGGCGGCGAGGTCGCGGTCCTTCTTTGCCTTCGCCTCGATGGCGTCGAGCGTCGCCTCCATCGGTGCAATGGTGGCCTCGATGGTCTTGAACGCTGCGTCGATGGCGCGGGTTCTAACGAGTAGCGCGGCCTTCAGCTCGTCCTTTTTGTGCCCGGCCTCAACGCGAATTTTCTTGAGCAAGAGACGCGATGCCCGGGCAACGGTCGGCTCCGTCACGGTGGCGATTTTGGCCTGCCATTCTGCGGCCTGTGCGTAGAACGGGGAAAGGGCTTCGCGAATCACGAGTTGCCCGTCTGCTTCGAGCCCGCTTGCCGTCAAGGCGAGGTCGAGAGGTGTGGTTGCGGTATCCATGTGAAATTCTCCGGTGTGTTTCGCGAGGTCCGGGTCCGCTCGTTGGCCTTGGTTGCTCGGGTGGCGCCGAGGGTCAGGTTGACTAGCGCCGGCTTGCGCCGGTCACGCCCCCACGGCGTTATCCCCAGGCGGGGACGCTAGAATTGAATGCCCCGCGCCAGCTTGGGCTGGTGCGAATCGGCGGCGGTGAAAAGGCCAGAAATCCCGCAGCTTGTGGGCGTTGTGCCCGGGCAAAATTGGTGCGAGTAAATCTCGCGATGGTGCGCGATCCACGAAATGCGGGCGGCGCGTTCGGCGCGGCGACGGCGTGCGCGTTCAAGCAGCCGGTCGCACTCTTCGGGCGTCATGGTGGGCCACTTGGGCTCGTGCGCGGCGCAAGCGGCGATAGAATCGGAGAGGCCCTCGAAATGGCGGACGTGAAGCCCGCCGTCCTCGCCTCGGATTAGGGTCGCGTTCATTTTGTGAGGCTCCCAAAGTGACGGGCGCGCTCTACCGCGTCGGCGAGTTTGTCGGGCGTCGGGTGGCGAGCGACCACTGCGAGCGACCCGAGGAGGTAGTTGAGCATAGACAGGCGTTGCCCGTCGGTGAGGGTGAGGACGTTGACGGCCTCGATTCGTTCTGCGGGAGAGGGTGTCATTGTGATGTTTCGCTGTCGCGCCTCGCCATCAGGGCGATTCTGCGATCCAGCATTGCGTTGATTTTCTGAGAGTAGGCGCGGCGGTCGTCTGAACCGGGCGCGGCCTGTATCCACATCAGGCTGGCGAGCCCGAGGAGCCCGTCGAGTTCGGCGATTGCTTCGAGGGTGGTCATGCTGCGACCCTCCATCCTCGGGTGTGGCGGACAACGGTTGCGCGGCAATATCCCGTGATCTCCTCAACCTCGCGCAGAGACTTGCCGGCGCGGCGTAGCGTCACCATCTCGGCTTTGATTTTCGGCGTCAGCCCTCGCGGGTGCTTGTATTGCTTGCCGCATGACTTGCGCTCTGGGACCTGCCCGGCTCGGAGGAGCGCCTTGAGCTCGGCGCGCTGATGTGCGGCAATCGCCTGCTGCTTGGCGAACCGTGCGCCCGCCCCTGCGGCGAGTGCCACGCAGGCGCAAGCGGTCTCGCGGGTCGCTCCGTAGTCGAGTAAGCGGCTCATGCGACGCCCTCCTGTGCAACGCGGGTCTGAAGTTTTGCGATGGCGGCTATCCTCACCCAGACCGCGACCGGCCTGTGGTCGGCTAGTGCTGCGGTTTTTACCTGCTGGTAAAGCTCCGATGGCATTGTTACCGACACGAGTTTGTCAGTCCTGCGCTTCGGTTTTGTTCGCTTGGTTGTCATTTCTGGCCATACGGCATAAGCCCCGCGTCTTACACCGCAAGACAAATTTGCAAAAAATCTCGCGATATCTCAAGGAAGGCCGTAGGTACACAAAATGTTCGCCCTCGCCCTAGTCGGTTTCGCCCTGCTGCTCCTCGGATCGTTCGTTTATCTCGCGTTTCGCGACGCTCGCCCGCTTTCCGAGGAGGAGCTCGCGCAGCGGAGGGACGAAGATTTGATGCAGTGAGTCACATGGTACACTTGACGGAACGTGATTGCGGGTCTTTTTTTCTTGCCTCGAAGCGGTACCAGCGCTGAGAAACTCTTTTCGATTTGGTCCTGAAAAGGATACAAGTAGCTACAGGAGCCCGACGTGCTGGTACCACGCTCGGGCTTCTTACTTTCCAGAAGTCATACGCAGGAAATACACCAGCGGCTCGATCTGCAAAAGACGGCCCCGTTGGATCGGTAGCCGGGAGCGTTGAACGCCTCAAATCCAACCCGGCGAAAACAAGTTCGCAGCAATGCGAGTGAGAGCGGGAATCGACGTGTGCCCTGACTAGCCGAGCGTCCCCGCAGTTTGCCCGATGGCATCCATCCGGAGCGCTTCGCTTCCACCCTCATCCCTCGTCAGGGGTGAGGTGTACCCTCAGCGCAACCAAACCGGATCGCTAAGCTCCCACGACGCAGAGAAACGCAGACTTTACCGGCAAGAAGATCGGCAAACTCGGTGCAGAAAAGGGGTAAAAATGCATCGGCCCTTTTTGCGCCCTCATGTCGCCCCTCATGTACCCAGCATGTCGGTCAGTTATCCCCTAAAAAATAGTTCGCGATTTATCTTGCGGAACCCAATCGGTTGGGTTTTGGTGGGTGGCATGGCAACCAACTACCGCACCACGATTCAGATCCGCCGCCCCTCGGGCGAAGTCGAAACAGTCGATGTTTCCGCCAAGTTCCCAATTGGCCTCGACGCAAAAACGTTCGCGACCATTCGCCAGAACACCCGCGCCGCTGGCCGTGGCGAGGCACTGAGCTACGAGATGGTTGATCTGGTCGGCGCTGAGAAGCGCGCAGCAGCAGCAGCAGCCGTTGCCGCCCAGTGCGCCCGCGAGCGCGCCAATTCCACCGCGGGCCGCGAAGCCCGCATCTTCAAAAACGATCTCTAAAAACTCGCCAACATGAAAGCCGTCGGCCTCGGATCATACAGCATCACCATCGCCCGCGACAATACAGGCCAGCCAGCCGCCTACGTGAACAACTCGCAGGAGGCTTCAGCCAGCGGAGAGGAGGCGATCCTTGCCAGCTTCCTCCAGGATGCCCGCGACGCGGGCGCGGAGGACGCGCTATACGCGGCGATTGCGACCTCTCAAGCCGCCGCCGCCCTAGGCAAATTGGGCGGCAAAGCCAAGAGCCCCGCCAAAGCCAAGAGCGCCCGCGAAAACGGGCGAAAGGGGGGCAGGCCGCCCAAAGAAAAACTCAAGCCCGGCCACTACTGGGCCGCAATAGACCACCACGGAAAGCAGGTATGGGGCGACACCGTGCGCCGCAACGTGGAGAGAGCCGCAGGTGGGCTCCCGATTATCCAGCGCAAGAAAGACTAATCACCAGCCGCCTTCGGGCGGCTTTTTTGTGCCCCTACATGTCACCCCTCATGCTGCCCCTGCATGTTGACCATCATGTCGGGCGGTTTTCGCGCCCCCAGTCCGACATTGCCGGATCTTTGGTGCGCAGCGTTACAATCGAGGCACCCGGATTCCACACTCCTTAATTGTCGGAGTGGTCTGGCCCGTCGAACGTGGGCCGTTCGTCCGACAGCGTGGTTTCGCGCTCCTCCGTGTACTCCAGCGAGCCCCACGAGATTCGGTACAGGTAGTCGTCGCGCCCGCGCAGAACGACAGAGTCCACAACCCCGCAAGCCTCACGGTTGGCGCGATGCCAGACAAGCTGGCCGATGCCGAAGGCCGGCGTGAGCTTGAATGTGGCGGGACCGGAGGGCGTCACGGGTGGTACTTGAGCCACTTGCGCACGGCCTCAGCGGTATGCCCGACCACGAGGCCGATCTCCCGCCAGCTCTTGCCCGCCCTGCGCAGCTTGTGCGCGTGGGCAGTGTCTGCATCGGTCCACGCTTTGTGTGCCCGAGGTGAGGCCTGGCGCGGGGCTGCTGGATCTGCTGAAGATGAAGGCGCAATCTTCCGATAAGCCGTGACGATGACCTTTCGGCCGAGTCCAGAATCCCAGACCGGGAATTGCTTCACCTCGATCTCGCGGGCGGCGATGCCAGGCTGCAGGTGCTCGCGAACTTTCTCGGGGCTGCATTCCAGCTGTTCAGCTATCGTCTCCCTCGAGTCCCAGCCGGGCGGAAGCACGAAGGTCTTGGCGTTCTGCGTGGCAACGTAGGTTTTCCAGTTCATAGGCGGAAGAGGGATGCGAAGAGTGATTTGCCGCCGATGATGGGGACGTTCAGGTGCAGGAAATCGCCTGTCTCGTCCGTCAATTGCACGCCGTAGCCGTGCGTCCATGTCGTGGGGGCGGTGTGCTGCCAGAGGGGCTGCAGTTCACAGAGGCAGCCTGGATTCCACGAGCCGATGACGCCCGTGCCGATGCGCCGGACGATGTCCGACTGCGCGCGGTGCGTGTGGCCGAATACGCAGTTGCCGGCGATGGCGTTGATGGTGGCGGCGGTGGCGTTCTTGCTCGTGGAGACGCCGTGGAAAAAGAAGCACTTCCCTCGACGGATCACGCCGGGGACCGGGAGTGAATCGTAGAACACCCCCTGCCGATAATATGGGATGCCGCGCTCTGCCAGTTTCAACCGAAACTCCGGGGCATAGTGCCGGCGCAATCCTTCCGCGTCCTTCGTGTGCCTGAGCGTCTGGGTCACGCACCACGTCTCCACCCTTCGCTCGTGGTTGCCCTCGATGTACTCGATAACCGCATTGGGGGCCGCTGCCCTAAGCCCGTCGAGGAATGCGTTGGCCTCGGCCAAATCATCCTCGTAGCTGTAGCTGGTCTCGGCGACGTAGCCCATCACGTGGTGCTGCGCCAAGAATCCGCCACAGTCCACGTGATCGCCAAGAAGGATGATCCGCTGCGGGTTGAGCTCGCGGATGTCGGCAAGCATCGCGGCCACCTCGGACCGAGCGATCTTCGCCCCGTGCGTGTCTGGAATGCAGACCGTGATGGAGTCTCCGTCGGACCGCCGGCGGGTGGGCGACGCGGCAATGATCTTGGCTTTCTTGCTGGCCTTCATGCGCTCGATCTGGGCGAGTGCGTGATCGAGCTGCTGGCGAAGGGCCGCGAGCTCTTGCGAGTGCGCCCGCGTGTGCGCATCGAGCGCGGTCTTCTTCCAGTCGGTACTCATGGAGTAGGCTCCTTCGCCTTGGCGGCCTGCAACTCAACGAGCTGCCCCTCGATATAGGCCGCGGCCCCGAGGTGCTGCTGGGAGGCGTTGTGGTGGTCCTGAGCCAGTTTGCGCATGTTCTGCAGGTCCTTGTTTAGCTTGGCGATTTGTTCGTCAGTGCTCATCGGCGGCCTCCGTGGTAGTGGCGAAAGAAGCGGGATTGGCCGGGCGGTTGCGCAGGTGGCGGGTTCTGGACCGGGCCCTGGAATTGCAGGTTGGTGCCGGGGGCAATTGGCACGTAAACGTACTGCGGCGGAATGTTCGGCGGCTGAAGCCCCTGCGACAGGAAGGGCGCTGCTGGGAACCAGATTTGGATCACGATGAGCAGATAGGAGGATATGGTTATCATGTTGTTTTAGTTGCCGATGAGCCCGTGGGTGCGCAGGTCCGTTACGAGGGCCGCAAGCACTTGGTAGGCTGTGGTGGCTGAAACAGTCGAAGGGTCGAAAGAAGCACGACTAAGCGTGCCCGTGGGCGCGCCCCATCCGGTTTGCCGCTGCGTGACTACGAGCGTGCTGTTGATCAGGATTGATCCGTTGCTCGCCTGTATCCGGCACTTGTCGCCGCCGTTATAGACCAGCAGGTCGCCGCCGTTCATCTGGAGCCCGAGAGCGACGAATGTATCCGGCGTGGTTAGTGTGTTGACCGAAGTGCGTGCAATCTCGCAGTCCGTGCCGAGGTAGAGCGTCCCCGCCGCGCCACTCGTGAGTGCGCCGCTGGTGGCGATTGCGCCCGTTGCCGTGATCGTTCCGGTTGTGACCACGCCGAGCGCCGAGGTCCCCGTTACGCTGAGCGTGCTGGCAACAGAGAGGGTGCCGGCAATAGATGTGTTTCCGCTGGCTCCGAGTACGGACAGTTTTGCCGTGCCGCCCGAGTCTCGGACCTCGAAATTCTGGTTGCGCACGTAGACGGCAGCATTGCCAGCGCCCGCGAAAAACTCATACGTCCCGCTCTGATCGACGGCGACCGAGGTGGTCACCACGCCGAGGTCCACAATCAAGCCGTTCGGGGTGCGGATGACATTCAGCGATGGCTGGTAAAGCTCCCCATTGGTTCCGATGTAAATCCTGCCATCAACCGTCAGTGCGCCGCCCGTGCGAAGCGCATTTGCCCCGCTGCGGTAGAGCACCGTATCGGTGTGGAAGTTGATTATCGACCCGACCGCAGAACCGAGATTGATGTAGCTGCCGATTGTCGCCTGTGCCGTGGTCGAGAGAGAAGAGGCTGAGAGCGCACCGGTAAAGTTTCCGGTTGAGTTAACCTGAAGCGCACCGCCCACGACCAGGCTGTCCGGTGTGGTGATCGTGTTCGCAGAGGACCGAGTGAGATCGCAATCAGAGCCGATCTGAATTGAGGCAAAACGGCCAGCTCCAGTTGTCGTGTCGATCTGGTACGTCGAGACAAAGCTTTCGCCTATCGCAAAACCAGTCCCACCGGTCCAGCGAATGCCGCTGCCTGAGGCGGAGCTAAAATTGAGCGCCGTCGCCGTGCCGCTATTCAGCGCCTGCATCGTGCCGAACGTCATCCGCGCGGGAGGATTCGGGCCGACGAAGCTCGAATCGGTGTCGATCACGAACTGTACGCCGCTGGCAGACGGCTTCA